AGGAGAAAGAAATGCCAAGATCCGCAACCATAAAGAATTAGAAAAAGTTATGAAAAAAGATAAAGCATATCAACAACTAGATCCAAGACAGAAACGAATTGCTGCACGAGCAATAAATAATATAATGTCCAGACGTTTAGAAATGGAAAGATAATTAGGAATTACGAAATATTTTTATTATATTATAGTATAATTAAAAAATAAAGATATGATCTATAAAAATAAAAATATTACCGTTGAATGTGTTGATAAATTAGTAACTATCAAAAAGAATAATGAACTTTTAAAAGCCGAAACATTTCCTAATTACAATGATGCTGAAGAAAATTATAAAAAGGTCGTTGAACAGGTCAAGGCCTATGTAAATAAATAGTTATGTCATACGAAGATATATATTGGGACATTCATGAGGAAATCAAAGAACTTAAATTAAAAAGAAAATTTGATGCTCAATTAAAAAAGATGAGAGATCAAGATCATCATCGATATCGTGATACCCGTGATTGCTGGAGATACGCCAGAGATAAAGTCGTTCGACTATACCACGAAAATAAATCAAAAAAAGCTAATAAATAATTTGCCTAATTGAAATATATTTCTTATCTTTATATATAAGATAAAAAGATAAAGATATGTTAAAATTATTTGAAGTAGGTGGATGTGTTAGAGATGAAATCCTGGGAGTTCATACTAAAGATATTGATTTCACAGTAGTATTAGATGATACAAATCAAACCGTTGATCAAGGTTGGGATATAATGCTAACCTTTCTAAAAGATCAAGGATTCAAAGTATTCTTAAAAACCAAAGATTGTTTTACCGTTCGTGCAATGTTTCCTAAAGGACATAAACATGAAGGTACAGTTGCTGATTTTGTAATGGCTAGAAAAGAAGTAGGTGTTATACCTGGAACAAGAAAACCTATATTAGAATTAGGTACGTTATCAGATGATTTAATGAGAAGAGATTTTACCGTTAATGCTTTAGCAAAAGCTGAAGATGGTACTATTATTGATGAATGGAGAGGATTGCAAGCATTAGACCAAATGACTTTAAGAACTCCATTAGATCCAATGACAACAATGATGGATGATCCATTAAGATTATTAAGAGCTTTAAGATTTAGTGTTACTAAAAGATTTAGAATAGCTGATCCATTATGGGATGCAATGATGCAACCAGAACTAGTAGGTAAATTAGAAGAAGTTGTTTCTTCTGAAAGAATAAGAGAAGAAGTTCAAAAGATGATGCAAGTTGATACCGTTAAGAGTTTAGGCTTGATACAAAAAATACCTTTCTTATTAGAAGCAATATTTGGTCATGATACCGATTTATGGTTAATGCCAACCAGTAAAAAAGTTTAAAAAAGCTGCCAAAAGATTTGGTATTACGAGATATTTACCTTATCTTTATATATAAGTAATTAGATATAAAAGATTAAAAATTAAGAGATATGAAAGAATTAAAATTTTTATTTAGTGAAGCCTGGAAAGAGGTAAAGAGTAATCCATTAGAAGCATTAGGAACATTGGGTGTATTTGCAGCCATGTGTGTATCATGTTATTTATGGATGTTAATATGTTATGCAATAGGAGGATAAACTTAAGAATATCCGGCTTTTAACCTATTTATTTTGGTGTAATGCATATTTATTATAAATGATTACATTAGAAAACATATCAACCGGAGAGGTGTATAATGGCGACGAAATAGAATATTTTGTCGATGACGACACACTAATCGGAGAAGTTTATTTAGATGGAGATTTAATTTTTCAATCATTAGAAGTTATTAATGATGACCAATTAGACCATGCTTTGAATAAAGAGTTTAAAGTGACCAAAGAAACTTCTGATACAATTTCTAATTTATAATACTAACTTACATATTTATAACAAAGGAGAAACCGTTATGACATCAAATGAATTATTTACAAAGATGGAAACACAATGGAATGAGTTTAATGAGAACCATTCAAAATTTACTGAAAAAGGCAATAAGGCAGCTGCAACAAGAGCTAGAAAGGCAGTCGGTGAATTTAAAAAATTAGTAACAGATTATAGAAAAGCATCTGTTGCTGAAAGTAAAAGAACAGTATAAATGGCACGATTGACTAATTCAGATTTACATAACGAGATAAAACTTGTTAAAAAGGATATGACATTTCTGAAAGATGGTCAATTGAAAATGCAGTCTGATATTACGATGATTAAAAAGGTATTGTTAGATCCTGATAATGGGACAATATCAAAAGTTAATCGTAATACAGATTTTAGAAAAAAAGCAAATGCTGCATTATGGTCCATATGGGTAGCCATGATAGGAGTAATTGCAAAATTAATATTCTGGAATTAAAACATGAAAAAACAAGATTTGAGAAATAAGCTAAAAGGAATAATTATACAAGAGGTTAAAGACGTTCTTGCTGAACGTACATACCAATATGGTGGTTTATTAGATTCAGAGCAGTTTGACCCTGTTGATCCAGAAGTACATATTGTAGGATTCGGAACCATGGCTAGATCAGCCTTACGTAAGGAAATAATGACAAGATTAGAAGGAGCACTTAATACAGCAAAAAGTGCTGCAGCAGGTTCCGATACATCCTATGATAGCTATAAGTCACTTGAAGGAGTTTTAGAGGACAAAGGTGTCCTCATGCAACAAATAAAAGCAGAACAAGAAATAGCAGAAGAATTAGAACAGTTACGCACAAAGGGGGGTCGCCGAGCGATTCCAATCCCAAAACAATTATAAGGTTATATTAGGTTTTACGAAAAAGTTTTTATATATTTAATTAATATTTAGAATAATGTACGCATTAGTGTGTACATTTGCTTAGTGTTTGTATGTTGATGCAAGTACTATTATTAGAGAGTTCCTGTAAATAAAAAAGGCAATAGTGCCTCAATAAAAAAAGGAAATTTTATTATGAAAAAATTATTTTTAATTTTAGTTTTGATATGCGGTATGACTGCATCTCAAGCACAAAACACCAAGGGAACTTGGTATGTAGGAACAAGCGATGTCGTGAACGTTGCTTGGACTGATTGGGCGGTAACGCCAACAATTGGATTTGCATTTACGGATGCATTAGTAATAGGCGGTTCTGTATCACAAGAAGATGCGGACGCTGATTTAGCATTAGATTTTTATGCTAAATATTTTTGGAACGGTATGTTTGTACATGCTGGAATGACTGGTCTCAATTTTGATGAGATTGAATTAGGTCTTGGTAAACAATTTACATTAAGAAGTAATGTTTATGTTGACCCAAAACTCGTTTATAACGCGGGAAGTGAAACTGTTAACCTAGGAATAGGCTTCGGTTTTAAATTCTAAATTAGTGAATGAGCTCTCTAATCAACATTGGCAATAGTGCCGTAAACAAAATAAATAAAGAGAAACAATATGGACTCAGTATTTAAAATGGTAAATGGATTTGTTGGCAGTTTAGTAACTGTATTTTTAGGACTTATCCCATTAGCAATTTTATGGTTTGTATTAACTGGAACTTCAGTTCTAGGATTTGATGTTATTGCTAACATTACTACTCTATTAAATACATTCTTAAATGGTGGATTTATTGGACTAGTAGCATTAGTAATTATTATGTCATTTTTTACAAAGTAATTAATTGAATTAGATAGGGGGTCATAATAGGCTCCCTATTTTTTTGTAAACTTTTTCAACAAAAGATTAGGATAATTGAAATATATTCCTTATCTTTATATTAATATAAAGGGAGAAGATTTAGCCATAAGTAAATCAAAATTTAAAAATTAATAAATGATAAATAGAAAAAAAAGTAATTCAGTTCATGAAATGGTAGATGCCTTAAAAAGAATAGGACCTATGACCGAAAATGAAATCAATAAAGCAGCATTTGGTTATGATAGAAATACCACCTGGCATTCAAATAAGAAATATGCTGATATGTTACGAAGAGGTTTGAAGAAAGGTATTATTGGTAGAATGGAATGGCCTAAGGATGCAATTAAATATGGTAGAGCTCAATTCATATATTATGCAACCAAATTTTAGTAAAAAAGTTAACAAAAGATTAGGATATATGAAATATTATCCTTATATTAAATAATATAAATTAAAAAATAGAATATATGTATTACGTAAGTAAAGTAAAAATTGCCATAGATACTCCTAAAGGAGTTAAATGGAACAGTGAAACGTATCTAGTAAATGCGGTTTCAGTCACTCATGCAGAACAATTAGTTCATGAAGATTTCAAAGATGCAGGACTTGAATTTGAAGTAAAGTCAGTATCAGCATCACAGATTTGTAAAGTTATTGGTTCAACTAAAAAATTATAGAGATATGGGTTATGAAACAAATGATAAAGTCGTCTTTAAGTTTAATGGCGAATTTCAAGTAGGTGTAGTTACCGGTAAATCAAAAACTAAAGATGGTAAAGTTGGGTATTATATTAGATCTGAAATAGGATCTGGTTATTCATTAGTACCTGTAGATGTTAAACGTAGAAAACCTCGTCCAGATTATCCTATTATAGATTCATCTATGACAGCTGCTTGGAATAAAGCAGTTGATAATGGTGATGCTAAAAAAACAAATTTATTTGCAAAAGATAATGTAGGTCATACAAGATGGAATTTTGCAGATGATATTATAGAGAAAGGATTAAGATTTGATGGTGAAGGAGGAAAGATGGGACATTTAGAAAAGAAAAATGATTTTGTATTTCCAACGCAAGGTCCTAGATCATTTTAATCATGAGAGAAGAGATTAAGAAAGAAAGAATTAAAACAAGAGTTCTACGAGATTATCCAAATGCATATGTAGACTATGACGGCGAAGGATATAAAATAATGACCGGTGATATATTTATTGCTAAAGATTATTTCCTACCTGATACATATGATTTGGATAAGGCTTGGGAATATGCAGCATTAGCATGTAAAACAACTCAGAATTTTAATAGATCTCATCCTATGAGAATGGATCTTTCTAATGTTGAAAGCAAATTAAATAGAATTAATAAACGTAAAAAACGTGGAAGATATGGCAAAAGAAAATAAACAAAAAACAGGAGAAATGCGTATACCAACAGATGAGTTGGAAAAAGAATATCAAGAAAGTTTAGAAGTAACTGAATCTGAAATTCAAACGCGTGCAGAGGCAGAGACCACTGCAGAATTAGATCAAGAAGAAATGATTAAAAAGAATGAAGAAATTTTAGCAACACCACAAATTGATAATGTACAGCCAGCAGAATCTAATCCAGATTATTTAGAATTTGCTGCAGAAGCTGTAGGTTATGAAAATCGGACACATCAATGGGCAGTATATCATACGGTTGTAGGATATCTTGAAGAAAATGATAGTGTAATAGATTTTGGTTGTGGACGTGGTGATTTTGAAAGATTTTATCAAACCGAATATCATAATGATTTAGACTATATTGGTATAGATATGAATCAACAATTAATAGATGCAGGTAATAGTGCATATAATAATGAAGTTGATTTACGATGCTTAGATTGGTTTAAGATACCGGAAGATATGATCGCAGATTGGACGATAAATGTTAACTCAAATAATTTAAGATATGATGCTGATACTAAAAGAAAGGATAAGCAATATCTTAAAGATACTATTGATAAAATGTATCAACATGCAGAAAAGGGAGTTATAATAATGTTGGCATCAACATTAACAAAAATAGACGATGGATTAATTAATTATAATCCTGGTGATATATTAAATTGGGCTCAAGAAAAATATAAAAATTGTGCTCTCGATCATTCAATATCCAGTGATCTATTTACATTAATAATTTATAAAAACAAAAAATAATATGGGAAGAGTAAATCAAACTTATGCATACGATCAAAAGTATGTCAGAAAATATGGAAAACTTTATGGATCAATAGATTTTGAAGTTAATGAAAATGTATCAGCTGAAATGTTTAAAAAGCAACAGAATAAACCTGTTATTGGACAACTTATGATAGGCGGTAAAAAATTCGATGTAACATTTCAAGAATTAGATCAAATACAAAGAACATTACAAACTGCAAAAGAAGTAGTTAACAAAAGATACAAATTAGGATTTATGAGATAATGGGATTTCATAAGAGATGGTTAATGAATGAATCATTAATTGACATGTACAGAAATAGGGGTATCAATGCTGTTGCCGAATGGGTTGATGGAGCTGATGCCCTTATAGCTGAAGATGGACTTGCATCACAAGTTGTTGACTTATTACATGAAGAAAAATTTAAACCAACCGAAACTTGGAATAAAGTATCTGAACTTATTTCAGATGCTTCTATTAAGAAAGGTTTCGAAAAATAATATTTATATAAAATGAAGAAGTTTGGACTATATACAAAAAATACTAGCGAATCTGCAGGACATATAAATACTGTTGATATGCCATCAGAGGCTCATGCAGCTGCATATTTTGCTGGAGTGAAACAATTATCATTAGAACAATTTCGAAACATGTTTCATGTTAAAGAAATTAAAAATGATTCAAAAAACTTATTGTTAGGATAATGAAACTAAATGAACTTGAAATATTAGAAGACGACTTCGATATATTCGTTGCATTAAATGACCCAAATAAAATTGAGTTTTTATTTGATGCAATTGAAAGTGGCATTGAAGCTTCAATCTTAAAACAAATAGCTAAATTAGATGAACAATATTCTAGAATGCCTTCAAAACAAATTGTTAGTACAGAAGATTATCAAATTGGACAACATAGGATAGCAGTTACATTAACTAAACATACAGTTTATTTAAATTCTAATAGTTTAAAGGCAATTAGACAATTTGTCAATAAAATGACAAATGATGGGTTATTATTATGGCCTATTAAATCTAAAAAGACTGACTTTGATATGTATAGATTTTATAAAGCTTATAAAATTATTGCTCGTACAGGACCATTAAGTAGCAATTAAGGCATATTTATATTAAATAATTGATCATCACTGCGGGTTGGTTGGTTATGTTAAAACTAATGTTTAACAAAAATAAAATTATTTAAGGAGATTTATTATGGGAAATTTAACACCATTCGGCATATCGCCATTCGACATCCTGATAAAGGATTTTTTCAATTCAAACGGAAAATTTGTTCCATTTGACCAAATCAAAATCAATCATCCAGTAGACATATATGAGGCCAATGACGGTCTTAATATCGATATTGCTTGTGTTGGCTTGATAAAAAAAGATATTGATATTACAATAGAAGAAGATATCTTAAAAGTAGAATATAAAAAAGAGACATCAGCTAATGAAGCTGATTACATCCATAGAAATATTGCTAAAAGAGCATTTAATCTAGGATGGAGAATTAGTAGAAGATTTGATTTGAGCAAATTGGATGCTAAATTAGAGAACGGTTTATTGCATTTGTTTGCTCCTCTTACAGAAGCAGCTAAACCAAAAACAGTTACGATAAAGTAAGAGTTCAAAAATGAAAGTAACTAAAACAAGAAGCTTATTAAAAGCTATCAGTTGGAGAATTATAGGAACATTGGATACAATGACACTAGGATGGATAATAACTGGTAGTCCATTAATGGGTTTGAAAATAGGCGCATTAGAATTATTTACTAAATTTATTTTGTATTATTTTCATGAACGAATTTGGTTACGATCAAAATTTGGAACTAAAAACAATTAATTAAACCAACCCGCAGTGTATCAATTAGAATTAATAAAATTTAAAGATATTTTACTTAAAGTAAATAGAAAATTTCGTGAACAAGATCTTCATCCAAATTTTGATACAAATGTTATGAAAGAATGGACAAGAACAGATACATTATTACGTAAAAATGGTATACTATATTGTTGTGAGACTATTCAAGATGCTGAGATTATAGAGCAATAAGGAATATTGAAATCATCATTACAATATATATAAAAGTTGTTATATCTATTTGCCTTTTCATATTAATAAATAACATAATTTCATATCAATCATATTAATCTAATATTAATTTTATATTAAATATTTTTAAAAAAAGCTTCAAAAAGCTTTGCCTAATTGAAATATTTTCCTTATCTTTATTATATAAATAAAAAGATTAAAATATGAAAATAAGCCTAAAAGAACTCCAAGCATTTGTAGATGAAATGAAAAGTACAAGTTCACTCAATGCAAAGAAAACTATTATTAATGCCTATGGAAAGAATACATTCATTAAAAGTGCATTAGTTTATACATTTGATCCGTATAAGAAATATTATGTAACAAGTAAAACATGTAAGAAACGTTCAGACTTATGTGATATGAATTTGATTCATACTAGTATATTTCATTTGTTAAACGACCTCAATGATAGGGTATATACAGGACATGATGCAATTGCAATGGTAAATGGATTTATTGCTCAATATTCAGAATATGAAGATTTGATCTTTAGTATTATAGATAGAAATTTAGAGATTAGAGCTTCTGAATCAGTTATCAATAAAGTTATTCCAGGATTGATTCCAACCTTTGATGTTGCATTAGCAAATAAGTTTGACCCTAAACGAGTTAATTGGGACGATATATGGTTAGCATCTAGAAAGTTAGATGGCGTAAGATGTATTACAGTAGTAGATATCCATGGTAATGTTAAATGTTATTCTAGAGTAGGTAATGAGTTTACGACATTACAAGTTGTTAAAGATGCAGTAGGTAGATTAGGAGTTAGAGGTATTGTATTTGATGGGGAGATTTGTTTGATGGATGAAAATGGTAATGAAGATTTTCAAGGTATTATGAAACAAATCAAAAGAAAAGATCATACTATTGACAATCCTAAATATGTAATGTTTGATTATTTGACATTGACAGAGTTTAATAATAAAGTAAGTGAAATGACATTAGTACAAAGGATTGCTAGATTTGCAAAATTAGACGTAATGTTAAAAAATGAAGATTCAATGTCAGTTCTAGGTCAAGTAGTTGTTAATGGAGATATTCATTTTGGTGAATTGAAAGCTAATGCAGAGAAAGAAGGACATGAAGGAATTATGTTAAGAAAGAATGTAGGGTATGAAGGTAAGAGATCTCAAAATTTATTAAAAGTAAAAAAGTTTTATGATGCTGAATATATAGTTGAAAGTATTGATTTTGAAGATCATAGAATTATTAGAGAAGGTAAAGAAGTTGTAGTTAAAATGATGGGCCAAGCTTATATTAGTCATAAAGGTTATAAAGTTGCAGTTGGTTCTGGTTGGAATCAAGAACAACGAATAAAATATGAAGCTGACCCAAATGCAATAATTGGAAAAACAATTACCGTTCAATATTTTGAAGAATCAAAAAATCAACAAGGAGAGTTAAGTTTACGATTTCCGACCGTAAAACATGTTTTTGAAAATGGAAGAAATGTTTAATTTAAAATTAGTTATATGTTAAAAAGAAAAATAGCAAGTATTATTGTCATAGCCTTTTGGGTTATAGTGTTGACATTGTTAACAGTGTTAACTGGATGTGAAAAACAAGAGTTTATAGATATTCCAGAAAGGTCTAAACCAGATGTAAGTATGATTAATACATTTTGTTGTGACTGGGATGCTGTAAATTTTGAGCCATATGTGAACGGCGTATGTGTTACAGAAGCATATTTTAGAAATAGCTCTGCTTGTGATAATGAATTATGTATTTATCCTAATTACTAGGATTTACGAAAAATTTTTTATATATTAATAATATGAATGAGAAAGTAAGATTAGGTTATGCATGTGTTAACATGACATTAACTAACCGACCAAATAAATTAGGAGGTAGAGTAACTACTTCTAGAACAGCAAGAAAAGCAACATGGCAGAATGGCTCAACAAAATCAAAAGATTGGGACTTACATTTATTAGGAGAAAGAACACTACTTAATGCAAACGACTTGTTACATTATCTACAATGGAATAAAGAACATAAGATTACATTATTTCGATTAGGGTCTGAATTATTTCCTTGGCATGATCATTATGAATTATGTGAACTTCCTCAGTTTAAAGATATTTCTGCCAAACTAATGGAATGTGGAGAATATGCACGTGAACATGGTATTAGAGTAACTACCCATCCAGGGCCATTTAATGTATTAGGATCTCCCAACCCGGAGGTAGTAAGACGTACGATTATTAGTTTAGAACGTCATAGCGAAACATTTGACCTTATGGGATTTGAACCTTCATTTGAAAATAAAATTAACATTCATGTAGGTGGTTCATATGGAGGAGATTTTGTAGGTACATCGAAAAGATGGATTGCAGGATGGCATCAATTATCTGATAGTTGTAAGAAAAGAGTAGTATTAGAAAATGATGATAAACCTAGTATGTGGTCGACTAGAATGTTATATAACTATTTTCATAAAGAAATAGGTATTCCAATTACATTTGATTACCACCACCATACATTCCACCCAGATGAGTTGACCGAACAAGAAGCATTAGAATTAGCAGGTTCTACTTGGCCAAAAGATGTTAGACAATGTTGTCATTATTCAGAAAGTAGAGCAAAAGAAAAACAAGACCCTAAAATTAGGGCACAAGCACATTCAGATTATATAAAAGATGAGATTAATACATATGATCATGAATTAGATATTGTTATAGAAGCTAAGGCAAAAGAATTAGCACTTTTCGAATATCGCAATATTTATCAATATAATAATAATAAAAAAGTTTTAGTATGAAAGATAGAGAAAATGTCTTAAGACACCTAGATGATGTCGATAACATGATAATGATTATCGATCAAGCTGTATCAAAAGGACAACCAATTGATCCACTTGAAATTAGAAATAGATTCCGAACAATAAGACAAAAGTTACAATTTATTACAGACCGATGTACGGCTAGTTAAAATGAAAGCAAGAATATTTCCATTCTTAATAGGTCTAGCAGCATTAGCCGTTTCAGGTTCAGCTGCATTCTATTCTGTATTTGGATTGAGTAAATTGTTTGCAGGAGCAAGTACACAAGTAATTATAATGGCTGGTTCGTTAGAATTTGCTAAACTTGTTTGTGCATCTTTACTATACCAGTACTGGGATACTATTAATAAATGGTTAAGAGCTTATTTATCCATTGCGGTATTTGTTTTAATCATAATTACTAGTGGTGGTATATATGGATTCTTATCCGGAGCTTATCAAGAAACAGCAACCAAGTCTGAATTTTTAGATAAGTCACTTGCAGTATTAGAAACTAAACAAATTAGGTTTGAAGAAAATAAAACAGACTTAACAATTGAAAAGACGCAATTGAATACAACTATATCTGATTTAAGAAAATCATTATCTAGTCCAACTTCAGTATCATATTATTCAGAAGAAGCAGGCCAAGTAATTACAACATCATCTAGTTCAGCTAGGAGAGCATTACAATCAGAACTGTCATTAACAATTGCAGATAGAGATACTATAAATGTAAAGTTAGAAGCGGTACAAGATTCTATCCTATCACTTGATACTCAATTATTAGAATTGGAAATAGGTAATGAAGAGCAAAGAGAACTTGGTCCATTAAAATACTTATCAGAGACAACTGGTAAGGATATGGGACAAGTAGTTAATTGGTTCTTATTATTAATTATATTTGTATTTGACCCATTAGCTATTGCAATGGTAGTAGCAGCAAATTTTGCATTTGCTCAAATTAAATCAAAAGAAGATATGAATATACCAGAAGAAGTTCCTGATATGAGAGAACCATTAGGTGATTGGGCAGATCGAGAGATTGTATTTGAAGATGAACCGTTAATAACTGAAGAAGAGGTTAAAGAAGATTTAACTGAAGGAATAGAAGATTATGATGATGAAGATGATGATGAAGATGATGAACAAGAACCTCTTCCAGATATATATGATGAAAAACCAAAACCAAAACCAAAACCTCCTCCTAGTCGTGGTAATGGATATTGGAGTTAATAATTAAAAATTAAAGTTATGGCAAAAAAGAAAAAAGTTACACATAAATTTCATACAAGAAGAAATAAAGGCAAACATGAAATGATTTGTCGAAATAGTATTGAAGATACAAGTTATTGGGCATGGCCTAAATTAGCTAACGGTCCAAGATGTTTTCATTATACAGCTGTTAATGCAGATTCTACTGCAGTATTATGTTGGAGATGTGTTTGTAAAACAGTTCCACCACCGGACATAAAAGGTGGCTATGTTTCAAAAGGTCGTCCAAGAGGATGGCAATTCATGAAAGAGTTTGTTGATAAGGATGGCAATGTATTTCATAAGGGTAAAGAACAAGTTAAGTTGAAAGGAACTTTAAAACCAACCAAAATAGAACCTAAAAAAGATAAAAAGAAATTATCTAAATCAGAAAGATTGAGATTGGAACAGGCTATATTAGAACAAATGGCTATGGTTAGAGGTCAACTAAAGAAGGCTAAATGGAAGAAGGATATAAATGCCGGCAATACACAATTAAAGAAATTACAGCGTCAATTAAAAAAAGTTAAATAGATTAGGAATTACGAATAAAAGTTATTATATTAAGTTATATGAGTATATATGAAGAACAGCCTTTAAAGGCACAGAAACAAGACGAACAGTTACAAGAACAACCTGTAATAAATAAACCAGCTGGTGATTATGAATCATTACATAATCAAATAGGAACACAATTGGATTATGAAGATTCAGTTATATTTTTAAGTGATGAAATAGGAGAACATACGTTAACAGATTTTATTATACGTATGAGAAGTTTATTACAACATAGACGAAACAAAACAGCTCCAATTAATTTAATGATTAATTCACCAGGTGGAGACATTTATGAAATGTTTGGTATAATAGATTATATTGAATCATTAGATGTTAAAGTCAATACAATTTGTAGAGGTAGAGCATTTTCAGCCGCCGCCATAATTTTAACATGTGGTACTGGAAATAGAATGATGAGTAAACGTTCAACAGTAATGTTTCATCAATCATCTAGCTTTCTAGGAGGTAAGATGTCAGATATAACAGCATATCTAGATAATGTGAAAAGTTTAGAAAAAATTATTTATGGCATGTTAGCAGAAAAAACTAAAAAAGATGCCGACTGGTGGAAAAATAAAATGAGATCAGATTGTTTTTTAACATCTGAAGAATTATTAGAAATTGGAGTTATAGATCAAATAATATAAAAAAAGAATAAGTTATGAAAATGAAACCTATGGGAGACCAGCTTTTATTAAAAGCAAAAGAACAAAAAGAAAATGTTGTAAATGGAATTATACTTACAACAAGTGCACCTGAATATGGTTATGCAGATGTTATAGCAGTAGGACCAGGATTATTTACTCAAACAGGAGATAAAATTCCAATGACGTGTAAAGTAGGAGATGTTGTATTAGCAGCAAATAGATTATTATCAGGTAAAAATGGAAATGAAATAATTCTAGAAGATGTAAAATATTTACTAGTTAGAGAATCAGAAATATCAATGGTATCGTCAAATAATTAAGATATGAAATTAACAGCAGAACAAATAGTAGAAAATTGGGAACGTTTATTAGAAGTAATTAGAACGGAATTTACAGGAGAAAGACAAACTAAACTATTATCTATGTATACAGATTTAGAAGATAGAATGTCAACTCAACCAGCATCTAGTATTGATCATTATCATAATGCATTTGATGGCGGTTATGTAGATCATGTTTTACGAGTAATTGATTGTGCTCATGAGGTATATGATTTATGGACAAGAATGGGAGCAGATATGTCTGGTTATACTAAAGAAGAATTAATTTTTACAGCATTAAATCATGATATTGGCAAAATGGGATTTCCTGGAGAAGGTAATGAAACATATATTCCTAATGATTCTGAATGGCATAGAAAGAATATGGGAAGGATGTATAAGGTTAATCCTAACAACCAATTCACCCTCGTAAATGACCTATCTATTTGGCTATTGCAACATTATGGTATTAGCATCACTTGGAATGAAATGTTAGGAATTAAATTGACAGATGGATTATATGATGAAAGTAATAAACCATATTTCATGTCCAGAACAGCTGATTCTAAATTAAAAACTAATTTAGGATTTGTAATGCATCAGGCAGATTTAATGGCAGCTAGAATAGAATTTGAAAGATGGAATAATAATAAACCAATTACAACTACATCTATGAAAAGAAAGTCAAAGATAATAACCAATCCTCAAACAAAAGTTAATGCATCTAAAATGTTTGATGATTTATTTGGAGATAACAAATGATAACAACTATTATAATTTTATCAGTATTATTATTAACATCTATATTTGTTAATATTAATCAATTGAAAAAACAAGAAACTCAAACTGATTATATAGATGAATTAGAAACATCGAATACTGAGTATTATAACTTTTTTCAACAATTAAAAACAAAAGTCGGTCAATCTAATTCTGTAATAAAAAATGCTGATCGATTAGGAGCATTTGAAGCTTCTGATGAAGTAGGAACTTCATTCAAAATAATTAAAGAAGTAATAGAAGATTTAAATAAAGGATTTTAATGGAAGAACTTAGCCCAGTACAAAAATTTTATGAATGGCATGCTGCTGAAATGAAAGACCTAGAAGAAAACGGTCCACGTGTAAGAAGAGGTCGTAAACCTAGCAAGAAGCAATATTTTACATACATAACAGATCAAGCAATTATTGCATATAATTCAGAACCTTCTTGGTCAAAAAGAAATCGAGTATTTAAAGAATATATTAATTATCCATTTAATAAACTAGTTGAAAATATTTATCATACATTTAAATTTTCATATTTTGATGTTCCATATGAAGATGTTAAAGCAGAAGTAGTTGCATTTCTAGTACAGAAGATTGGTAAATTTCAAGAAGGTAAAGGTAAAGCCTTTTCATATTTTTCAATTATAGCTAAAAATTATTTGATAATTCAAAATAATGCTAATTATGCTAAAATGAAAGCACGTATGAGTACTGATATTTTAGATGATAGAAGAAATATATCTGCAGAAATGGCATTATCAGATCATCAAGAATCTTTAAAAGAATTTACAAATTTATGGGTTGAATGGTATGATAAGAATATGAATTCTATTTTCACAAATAAACGAGATATTATAGTAGCAGATACAATCCTAGAATTATTTAGAATACGAGATAATATAGAAAACTTCAATAAAAAAGCTCTTTATATACTTATAAGAGAACGGACAGGTCTTAAGACTCAAAACATTACAAAGGTTCTCAATGTAATGAAAAAAGATTATGCTAAAATGTTCGCATCCTATTCAAAATCCGGTCATTTGATATCATAAAACCTAGCTACTCATATTTATATAAAAGGATATAATATGAGCCAAGAATTCGAATTATTTAAAGGTACAAACTTTTCTGATCTAATGAGAGATGTATATCACAACTCAAAAAAGAAGTCGCGTCAAATAGATACGTTAATTAAAAGTTTAGAACCAATGATAAAAAATATAGGCGATGCATCAATAATTGTACCAATGATAAAAGATTATCTAGAAGTATCAGTTAAAAATGACGATGCATTAGTTAAACTAGCAGCGGTAGTTCAAAGACTTGTTTCAGCTAGTTCTAAAGATGATGACGGAAATGAATTTGGACTAAGTGAAGATGAACGAGCTCGATTATTAGAAGAAGCTGAAGAAGAAATAAACAATATTAAAGAAACCAATAAACCGGAGATAAAGAACGATGGCAGTATCACAACTAGCCCTACAGATTTGTCAAGTGATAGAACCTGAATCTGATCATACACTTTATGATAAATATCAAGATGAAGATGGTTTAGATCATCCTCCTGGAACAATACGTATACGACTCAGAGGTAAAGAAATGACTACATCTTCTGAAGTATGGGCTGTTCCGGCCGATCCTACGATGTTAAATGTACCTTTATACGGAGAACAAGTTTTGGTTTATAATGCTATAGATGGTAAGGCAGAAAAGTTAAATCAATATAGATGGTATTATATGTGTCTAGTAAATGCACATGGAATAGTTAATAATACCATTATGCCATTTATACAAGATTCACAAGTATCTGGTAGAGGATATAGTTCTGATGGAATATCAAAAGTTTCACCAGGAGCAGAACCTAAACAAGTATCATTTGAAAAAAAAGATGTACTGCCTATACAACCATTTCAAGGAGATATAATTAGAGCATCAAGATTTGGTTCTATTTTTAGATTTAGTAGTACTCATTTAGAATTAGATAAATATAAAGAAGAACCTTTTTGGGAAGGAGAAAAAGCTGGTGATCCATTTATAGCACTTACATGTGAAGTAAAAGGATTATTAGACGGATATTCAGGTGAAGATACATATGACCCATATTATAAAATTGAAGAACCAGATGATGATAAAAGTTTTATATATTTAACATCAAAACAAAAAATAAAACGATTTGAATTAGCACAACCAAACATCGGACAAACTCCTGAAGAACCTATGCCGTTAGTAGATTATCAAGAATCGCAGGTTATTATAGGAGCCGAAAGGATGATATTTAATACAAAAAAAGATGAACTAATGTTAATATCTGCAAAGGATATAAAGTTTGTAACACCGGCATGGCAAATAGATGCAGATCATTATTTTACACAAATTGAAGAATGGCTTAAAATATGTGTAGATTTAGCTGAAGGTATTGAACGATATGCAACACCGTCAGGTCCAACGGGGCAATCTAGTGCTCTTGAGAGATTAAAAGAGATACAAGAAGAAATTGAAAAGATGCATCAATAATAGGAGAATAAATTATGCCTTTAGATAAAAATGGATTATTACAAGATTTAAAAGCTGCCTTGCAGCGACAAGGCGAAAAAGAAGGCGAAGAAGTTCGAGACCAAGCAGAAGGTATAGATCAATTTGCACAAGATGTTGCAGCCGCAATTGATAAATTTGTAAGATCGGGAGATGTAAAAACAGCTGTTACTACTGCAGTTACAACTATTAATGCAGCCGGCCAAGGAGTTATGTCAGACCCAGTATCAGGAGCAGGAGCAACTATTACTCCGGGTAAAGGAGCAGGACCTGGAATAGGTAAAGGATTAGGTAAAGTAACCTAGGCTAATTCACAACTATTTCATATTTATAAAAAAGGAGAGGTATATGAGTTCTAAATCATTTGTTAAAGTATTACGAAAGATTATACGAGAAGAAGTACGTTCTGCTGTTAAAGAAATAATAACAGAACAGAATATAAATCATGATAAAGTTATGTCACATGGAATGAATTTACATACAATGACAGAACAGCCTAAACCCCAGTCTAAATCTAAATCAAAAAAATCATTTAGTTCAAATTCAATGCTGAATGATATATTAGATGAAACAGCTGGGACAGCAGATTTTGCAAGTATGCAGCAAGGACCATTAGTAATGCAACAAGATTCATGGCCGGATATGGGTTCAATGAGGACATCTAATACGGTTCAAGGTCCATTGGCAACACATGATACTACCGGTAGGCCGGTTAATATGCAAAATGAAAATGTTGCAAAAACAGTTGAAAATATGACAAAAGATTATCGTGGATTAATGAAAGCAATAGATAAAAAGAAAGGTAAATAATGGCAATCAATAAAAGACCGGTATATCAATATCAGCCTATTAATGAAACTCCCGAAGTTGCGGTAGGAATACCACTACCTTTTAACAAATCTTCTATTGCAGTTACTGAACATTTTAGAGGTTCATATTTTGGTGATGCTCTTAATTATGCTTCTGGATCGCGAGGTGGAGGACAAGTATTTGCACAAACATTTACAACAGAAGAACAAGTACTTTCAAATTTGAAAAACTTATTAATGACCTTTAAAGGTGAACGATATATGCAACCAAATTTTGGTACAAGAATTAGAGAAGTTTTATTTGATAATAATACATCTGATTTAAGAAGTGCTTTAGATACAACAATACGAAAGGATATTAATTATTGGTTACCATATATAGAACTTAGACAGGTTGAAATGGTATCTAGTGATGACAGACATTCACTTACAATAAGAATACATTTTCGTGTAAGTACCACCGGAGCAAATATGGTAATTAATATATTAGCAACAGAAAATTCATTTCAAGTTACAGATGCCGAAATGGATATAGTAGAACGTTTAACACAAGTTGGTGATATGACAGTAGGAGCTAATACAGCATTTGATCTAGGAGGATCAGGTGGAGGATTTGGTGGAGGATATTAAAAGGGATTAAACAATGGCAGATTTAGTAAAAAAGGATGTTAAATATTTAAATAAAGATTTTGCACAGTATAGACAAAATCTAATTAATTTTGCAAAAAATTACTATCCAAAAACATATCAAGATTTTAATGAGTCATCACCAGGTATGATGTTTATTGAAATGACAGCATATGTAGGCGATGTTTTAAATTATTATACAGACCAATCTTTTAGAGAATCGTTATTATCAACTGCAAGAGAAGGTTCAAATATATTAAATCTTGCAAGATTATTTGGATATCATACAAAAAGAAATACGCCGGCGAATGTTAAAACAGATGTATTTCAGTTAGTTCCAGCTTCAGGTAGTGGAGAATATGCAGCACCTGATATGGATTATGCATTAACAATTGCATCTAAT